AAAAAGTGCCCAGTGTAGGGAGTCACTGGATAATCCTCTCTCCAGTTCAACAATCCGAGGAATAGAGATGCCTTCCTTCAATAAGAAGACATTGAAAGTTCTTTCTGCATTTTTACTAGTAATTGTAACATATTGTATATCATTGAGTTATGCAAAAGAAAGAATCGAAGACACCGCAATGGAATACACTGTCGGTGGATATGAGAAAGTCGAAAGCGTAAAACGACAAAAACAAGAAATCTTACAAAAACAAGAAGAAATTATACAAACTAAAATTCAAAAAGAAAAAAAGAAATACCTGTCACAAAACTCTCAGGCAATAACTTGCCTAGCAGACAACATCTACTACGAAGCAGGTAATGAACCCAGAAAGGGTAAAATCGCGGTTGCTGGTGTTACAATGAATCGTGCACGCAATCCAAAATATCCATCAAACGTTTGCTCTGTCGTTTATCAGAGAACAAGTAGGGTCTGTCAGTTCAGTTGGACGTGTATGCGTCGACCTGCCAAAGACCCAGTATTATATGCTGAAGCAAAAGATATTGCGAAAAAAGTATTGACTTCTGAGATCAATACGCGTATAGTAGTTAATAATAACGTGTTGTTCTACCATGCGGATTATGTCAATCCAGGTTGGAAATTACAACGAGTTACTAAAATCGGTAGACATATTTTTTACGCAGGATAGATTATGACAACGGAAGAAATTCCACTAACTGATGAGTTTTTAATTACAAAGCAATTTAAGACAGCAGCAGAGTTTTCCATCTTTATTGAGAAACTTGCAAGAGAATCTAGAACACCCTGTATGGATATTCTAATAGACTACTGCGAGAAGCGAAATATTGAGGTGGGCTCTGTTGCTAGTCTCATCAGTTCATCACTTAAAGAAAAGATTCGAGTCGAAGCGCAGCAACTCAACATGTTGAAAAACGATGATGGGGTTTTGCCTCTCTAATGGACTCACTTCAAGTGTATCAATTGTATCTCTCATTGAGATTACATTTCACTAGACCTGATTTCGATATTACCAAATCCCGTAAGGGGGTGAAGGTTTCAAGAGAAGCATTTCTGAAACGCAAAGACTTATTTGCTCTGCGCAAACTTGCAGAAACAAAAACTAAAACTGAGATCATTGATTTTCTAGTTGCTAATTTTGTGTCTGGGAATCAGTGGGGTGGTGTCTTCGATGCAGAGGCAAATGAAGTCTATGCAGAGTGGCAGATACGTATGCAGAAATTGGGATACACTTTTAAACAAGATATCCAGACTCTCTATGCAGACGGTGATCCATTTGAAGTAATTGACGGACAACATCCTAAAGTAATAAAACTTTATCTTGGTAAAAAGATTTCTCTAGAATCTATTGCTATTTTGGCAAAAATAGGTATAATAGAGAATACCGACTATAGTTCTTTATCGAATGATTTTATTTGGAATGACTTCGTGCATTTGGTAAAGAAATATAAACCCTTTGTCAAAATTGACAAAGATTACTATATCCGCCAACTAGAACAGGAGATTGGGACGGTGGTACACTAACTATGGGTAAGTCTCGTAGAAACGATTATTATGAAGATCGTGGTTCTGACCGCATTCGTCATAATGAAAAAGACGTAAATAAAATACGTAAAAGCAAAAACAATTTGTATAAATACTATAGTAATCGGGAAGATGATTCCGACGACGACTTATATTATGATACAAAGTAAAAACAACATACAACGCAAACATAAGGACAATACATATGTCAAATAATTCACTATCTGACCTCCGCAAGAATCGCGGAAATTTCGACTCACTCATGAAGGCAGTTGAGTCAATCGCAAACCCCACTACAGAAAAGCGTGGAGACGATGATCGTTTCTGGAAACCGACTGTCGATAAGGCAGGCAACGGTCAAGCAGTGCTTCGTTTCCTTCCTGCTCCTGCAGGTGAAGAACTTCCTTGGGTTCGCATTTGGGACCATGGTTTCCAAGGTCCAACTGGTAAGTGGTATATCGAAAATTCGCTTACTACCCTTAACAAACCCGATCCTGTTGGCGAACTGAATTCCGAACTTTGGAACTCAGGTATCGAAGCGAACAAGGAAATTGCTCGTAAGCAAAAGCGTCGCCTTTCTTACATCTCCAACGTTCTTGTGATTCGCGATCCCGCAAATCCAGAGAATGAAGGTAAGGTCTTCCTCTACAAGTATGGTAAGAAGATCTTCGATAAGATTAAGGACGTGATGCAACCGACGTTTGAAGACGAGAAGCCTGTTAATCCGTTCGACCTTTGGGAAGGTGCTAACTTCAAGTTGCGCATTCGTCAGGTAGAAGGTTATCGTAACTACGATAAGTCAGAATTCGACGGTGCAACTCCCCTCGACGATAACGAAGATAAGTTGGAGCAGATTTGGGGTAAGACCCATTCGCTTAATGCGTTCCTGGATCCTTCAAACTTCAAGTCATACGACGAACTGAAGAACAAGTTGAGTGCTGTTCTCTCGACTGGTGCTCGTGTTCCTACTGCCGAAAGGACTACTCCTCTCGATGCTGAAGACGAACTGTTCGTTGAAACTAAGATGAAGTCTGCACCAGCAGCGTCCAAGGCGAGTGATACTCCGCCATGGAATACTGATGATGATGAAGATGACACGATGAGTTATTTCTCGAGTCTCGCAGACGACTAAATGAAAAGGGGGACTTAATCGTCCCCCTTTTTTTATCCGAAAGATCTTCTATTTTGGAACCGTTGCCAACTACTGTCTTCAGTTCTAACAGTATCCATTGGTAGAGAACCACCACCATTATTTTGTTGTGGTGGAGCAGGTTGTTGAATTACAGTCGGTGGCGGAACATTAATGACTGGTGCAGTATCTTCTTTTGCACTTTCTGTCATCTCCTTTAGATTTGCCGCACCGCTATTATTTCCTGTTTCTAGATTACTCTTGGTAACAGGATTGGTTTTAATAGACCCTGCAGTATTCGGTGAGAATATCTCTGGACCATTTTCACCAACAAGATAAGAACCATTAGCAGATACAGGACCACCTGCTGCTCTTGCTCCGTCGACGGATTGAGTTGATCCCTCCGTTGATTCTTCGTTATTTTCATTGGCAATATCTCTTGCTGCAAGAGCAGCATCAATCCCAAACGATGCAGCAGTTCCTGCTCCCCCTGCTAAAAATCCAACACCACCAGCAAGTCCTGATGCAACTTCTCCTGCAGCACCTAAGAAGTCACCTTTCATCAGGCGACCAGCACCAAAGGCAAGACCAGCGCCAACACCAAGAAGCGGAATTTTCTTCAGCAGAGATTTACCTGCTGCTTTACCTGCTATCTTCGCTCCACCCTTACCTGCTGCTTTAGTAATTCCCTTGCCAGCGGAAGATGCCATTGCTTTCTCAGCAACATTACTAATCGCACCCTTTGCTTTTCCAAGCATATTCATACCACCTTTGGCAATTTTACCAATGGTGCTTCCCTTATCGACTTCTTTACCGATAACTGCAGATGCTTTACCAAACATCCCTTTTCCAAATTGAGATGCCTTTCCAAGAATCCCTTTACCTTTTTCGGCGACTCCTGCAGCGCGATCTCTATACAATTTACCTATTCGAGATTGCCTTGCAGCACCACTCAGAGTCTTACCGTTTTTGTCTACCAGTTGCTCTGCGGCAATACCTCTGTTCTTGATGACGTCGGTTGCTTTACTACGCAAAGCACCTACGCGATCTGAGATAAAGTCTGTCGCCTTGCTCTTTATTGCATTTGCGCGACTTACAACTTTTCCTGCCGCACCTTCTACAACGGTTGTTCCTTTGTTGAAATATCCTTGTGCTTTATCTGCAAATCTGGAAAGTCCTGGAGAATATCTCTGATTCTTGAGACCAGTTAGTAGTTTCTGTCCGCCAGATTTGAATCCAGCATATGCCCCAGTTATTCCGCCAAGTAGAGATCCTCCACCACCTTGCGACCCAGAATCATCTTGCGAACCATTACCAGTTGCAGGAGTTTCTGGTGTTACTCTAGAATTTGCTGATTCCGTACCACCGATCACTACCTTTGGAGTAGATTTTTCTTTTGCTTCTACCTTCGCCGATAGTTTTTCAGCGTTTTGCCTGTCGATGTTTTCTGCACGTTTTTGTGCATCAGCAGCTGCTTGTTCTGCTTCTGCTTGTGCTACTTTGTTACGATTCATAACTTCTTTTACATTGGAACTTGGATCCAACTGTTTTTTACCAGAAGGTGCAACTCCAGCACGTTTTTTATCGAACAACTTATCCTTGATTTCTATAATGATGTCTTTAATTTCATTTAAGATAGATGAAATATCATTTTTATCTTCGGGTACAATTCCACTCTTGGCAGACTGAATCTTTACCTTTGGTTGCTGCGATTCTTTGTATTTTGCTTCAAGAGTTTTGTTAATCTCTTCCATTGATACAGGTTTACCATCTTTTCTGTAAGAAAAGTCTTTTTCAGAAGAAGGTTTGATGCCTTGTTGTTCTAAAATCTTTTTGTGTTCTTCGGTAAGATTTGACATCTTATCAATAGACTTGAATTCTGCAATCGATTGTTTTTCCGACTGATTAGTTTCTGTCTTGCTCGAATCAGATGCTGAATTATTAGTTTCTGTCTTGCTCGATTCGGAAGTTGAATTATTAGTTTCTGTCTTGCTCGATTCGGAAGTTGAATTATTAGTTTCTGTCTTGCTCGAATCAGATGCTGAATTATTAGTTTCTGTCTTGCTCGATTCGGAAGTTGACTGATTGTTCACAGACTTATTATTGTCATTTGTTGACTGATTAGTTTCAGTCTTACTATTAATTGCCTCGGAGAACATTTTCTTCAGGCGATCTACTTCAGAAACTCTT